ATCATCAAGCGCGATCCTGGCGTGCTGGGGGGCATCTTCGTTTCTTCTGCGTCGAGCACCCCGCAGATCACGATTTATGACGGCACCAGCGCGAGCGGCATCAAAATAGTCGAGCTGTTCGTGCCCGCAGGAGCCACCTTCTATCCGCTGCCCATCAAGTTCAATAACGGACTGTATGTGGTGATCGGCGGCACGGTCGAGGCATCGGTCCTCTACCTCTAGCGAAATACTCCCGGCCTGACGGGAAGGAAATGGGAACCCGGAGAGGGCAAGCCCAGCAACCCGCTCTGCAAAGAGCATCTATTCAGGAGTGACGACATGGATACGGAAACCACAGCCAATCCCGTAGCGGAAGCTGAAACCGAAATCACGGCCCCGGCCGTGGAAGACAATTCTGCCGAGGCAGCTGAAGACGGCCAAGCCGACGAGCAGAACGCTGATCAGGAGGGCGACGCTCCTGAAGACGAATACGAGGAACTCGAATTCGACGGAGAACGCCTCTCGGTGCCCAAGGGCTCCAAGTTCAAAGAAGGCCTCATGCGTTTGCAGGATTACACCCGCAAGACGATGGAGGTTGCGGAGCAACGAAAGGCGAATGAAGCGGAAGCCGCAGCGATCAGCGCTCAAAAAGCGGAGATCGAGCGGGTGAGGGAAGCCAACATGGCGGACCTCAAGGCCCACGCCGAACTACATGCGATCAACTCGAAGCTGGAGGAATATGCCAAGCTTGACTGGAAAGCCCTGTTGCAGGAGGACCCGGTCAAGGCAATGGAGCTCCAACGCGAAGAGAAGATGCTGGAGTCGTCCAAAGCCGAGCGGCAGCAGCAAATATCACAGCGACAGCACCAAGGCGCTCTGAAACGGCAGCAAGACATTGCCAAGTTGGTTCAGGAAGGCAACGCGATGCTTCAACGTGAGATTAAGGACTGGTCGCCGGAGAAGGCGCGGACCTTGTGCGAATACGGGCAGACGGCCGCTGGCTTCTCCGCTCAGGAGATGGCCAACACCATTGATCCGCGTGCGTTCAAGATCCTGAACAAGGCCTATCTCTACGACCAATTAATCGCAAAGCAACAAGCGGTGAAGCAACCGCCGAAAGTCGCGCCGAAAGCGCTCCCGACCGTGGGCAAAAGCAATAAGGCCGACAATGGCCTGAGCGACAGCCTGTCGGACGCCGAGTGGATGAAGCGTCGCCTCGCGGAGAAGAGCCGCAAACGACCTTAACCTTATATGGAGTTAACCAATGCCCAATAACCTATTAACCATCGACCAGATCACCCGCGAGGCGGCGGTCGTACTGCACCAGCAGTCGACCTTCCTGCGGACGATCAACCGCGAGCACGACAAAAGCTTCGGTAAGAAAGGCGCCAAGATCGGCGACACGCTCCGCGTTCGCCTTCCGAATCGCTACACCGTAACCAACGGTCGTACGCTGAACATTCAGGAGACGAATGAGCAGAAGGTGGACCTCAAGATCAACAACCGCAAGCACGTTGGCCTGGATTTCACCCAAGAGGATCTGACGCTAAGTCTCGACGACTTCAGCGACCGTATCCTTCGTCCGGCGATGTCAGTCCTGGCGGCGGATGTCGAAGCAGACGTCATTACCAACCTCTATAAGCAGGTTCCGAACCAGGTGAACAACGTCGGGGGCGCGGCCACCTACCGCAACCTGGCGCAGTCTCGCCAAAAGCTGGTCGACAATCTCTCTCCGCAGGACGATCTGTCATTCCATATCGGCACGCAGACGAACGTCGACCTCGTGGACACGATGAAAACCCTGTTCCACGACAACAAGGAGATCAGCAGCCAGTTCCGCAAGGGCTATATCAGCTCCGGCATGGGCTTCGACTACTACGAGTCGACTCATATGCCGCGTCACGTCTCGGGCACCGACGCATCGGGATACCAGACCAGCGGCGGCAACCAGACGGGCTCGACGCTGACTGTCGGCACCGGCTCAGGCACGTTTAAGGTGGGCGACATCATCACGATCGCCGACGTTTACGACGTGCATCCGGAGACGAAAGCCGTTCGCGGCTATCTGAAGCAGTTCGTGATTACCGCAGATGCGGGCCCGAACGCGACTTCGCTCTCGATCAGCCCGGCGATCTACGCCACTGGTGCGTTGCAGAACGTGAGCAACGCGGCGGCCACGGCCAAAGCCATTACGAAGGTCGGCGGCAATGCCGCGGCGTATGACGTGGGTCTGGCTTACCACCGCGACGCCTTCATGTTCGCCACGGCGGATCTGGAAATCCCGCCGACAGCAGTGGCCTCCAAGCGAGTCAGCATGGATGGTTTGTCGCTGGCGTTTGTGCAGGACTTCGACATCACGAACTACCGCACGATCTCCCGTATCGACATCATGTACGGCTACGGTCTCCTTCGTTCCGAGCTGGCAACCCGCCTGGCGACGAACTAGGAGGGCTCATGACAGCACAGAACAGGCTGCATCGGCAGTACCGCGTTCAGTCCGCCGGGACCTTTACAGAGGTCTCGGCGAATACCACGAGCGAGCAATCGCTCACGGTATTGGGCGTGCGTTCCGGCGACATGGTGACGGTCAACAAGCCCACGCATCAAGCGGGGCTTGGCGTGGTCGGAGCGCGTGTGAACGCGGCCGACACCGTGGCCCTCACTTTCATGAACAACACCGGCAGCGGCATTACGCCCACCGCCGAAACCTACAACGTGCATGTCTTCCGCTCGGAAGGCGTGCAGTTGTCGGCCAACGACTAGGAAAGGAACAACTATGACCGTTCAACAACTTACAGACAAAAACCCCGACGGCTCGAACCTGGGGCAGAGCATAACCGATAAGGTCGCGCTCTACGGAAAAACTCCGATCGCCCAGCGTTCGGGTGCCGCGCAGGCGACTTCGCTCGTCGGCACAGCATCCTCGACTGCCGTAAATACGGACCTGAAGGGAGCAGTGATCGAGATCATGAACACGCTCACGGCCCTCGGCGTCTGGAAGGGCAGCGCGTGAAGCTCGTCATCGCCACGCCGACGCTGACGAGACCGAGGCCGGAGTATCTGGCCTCACTCGAAGCGTCGGTCGCGGCGATGGATGCAGCCGGCTTCGACCACCAAGCGGTGTTCGAGGTCGGCTGCCCCTATATCTCTCACGCCCGCGCCACAATGCTGCGGAAGGCGCTCGACGCTGACGCGGATACGGTCGTGTTCATCGATCATGACGTATCCTGGCGGCCTGAAGATCTGGTGAGTGTGGTTGAGGCCGAGGGCGATGTCGTCGCCGGCACCTACCGGTATAAGAAAGACGACGAAGAGTACATGGGGGTGATCGAGTGCGACGCGGAAGGGCTTCCGCTCGTTCGCTCCGACGGCGCCATCCGCGCAGAAAAGGTTCCGGCAGGCTTTCTGAAGGTCACGCGCAACGCTGTTCGGCGGTTCATGCGAGGCTATCCGGAGCTGGTCTACGGATACCCGGAACGGGCGGCGGTGGATCTGTTCAACCACGGGGCGCACAAGGGCGTCTGGTACGGTGAAGACTATGCCTTTTCGCGGCGATGGAAGGAGTTGGGCGAGGACATCTGGCTGCTCCCGAATCTCGACCTCGGCCATCACGGCGACAAGGCGTATCCCGGCAATTTCCATCGGTTCCTGATGCGGCAGCCGGGGGGTAGCGAGGAGGTCTTGCATGGCAATCAGTAACTATACCGAACTGCAGACAGCCATCGGGAACTGGCTCGCGCGTACTGACCTCAACACACGTATTCCCGAGTTCATTGCGATCGCCGAATCACGGATCAATCGCATCAGCCGACTGGCGCAGCAGGAAACCGAAGCCGCCATCAATATGGTGGTCGGGCAGGCTTACAACGAACTGCCGACGGGCTTCATCGATGTCGTCGACTTCTGGTACGACGATGACCTGTTCCAGCTCATGAAGTGCCCGGAGAAGAAGCTCCGTTACCAAAAATCGCCCACCAACGGCGAGCCTTACGCCTATTCGATTTCCAACCGCATCGATTACGACTGCCCGGCCGCCGACACGTACGCCCTGACGATGAAATATCTGAAGCGTTGGAACATCGCCGCGACGACCACGAATTGGCTGCTGACCAATCACCCGGACGCGTATCTCTATGCGAGCCTCGAAGCTGCGGAGTTGTTCATCATGAACGATGAGCGGTTGCCGACCTGGAAGGCGTTGGCGAAGGAACTGCTGGCGGAGATCGAGAGCATGGGGGCCCGCGCGCGCAGCGCCCCGCTCCAGATGGATGTCGGGATGATCGGCGGACGGCCGTACAACATCTTTGAGGGGTGCTGATGTCCTCGGTTAAGCCTTTAGCGGATCGGCTGCGGCTTTTGGCTGAGGCCAGATACCCCGAGGAATTCGCGACGTATTTCACCGGCACCCGAGCCGAATTCCGTGACTGGATGAATCGCAAGACCGAGCTGGATGAGTGCCACATAACCAACCCGCTGAAGGCGATGGAAGCCTGGATCGGGGTGCTAGAGCAACTATAGGGGAGACCGAATGCTGGTTGAGTTTGGACCATATCTGCCCGACCTGCCCGAATATGAGAATCCCGGCACGGCCGAGGTCGTAAACGCGGTTCCCGTGGGCAGGCACTACCAGTCGCTCCCCGGTCCACAGCAGGTGACGGATGCGGACCTGACTGAAAGAGTTCAGGGCGCGGTGTCGTTGCGAGACGCGGACGGCACGGTCTTCAGCTTTGCGGGTTCCGCATCGAAGCTCTGGCAAATGGACGGTGCCGATTGGGAAGAGGTCAGCCGCACGAGCGGCGGGGCGTATACGACCGGGATCGACGAGCGGTGGCAGTTCGCACAGTTCGGCCGAAACGCGCTGGCGACAAACTTGATCGACCCCATTCAGATGTTTTTGATGGGTACGGACACCGATTTCAGTGCCCTGACAGGCTCTCCGCCCAAAGCCCGCTACATGGACGTAGTGCGGGAGTTCTTGGTGCTTGGGAACACGGTCGACGGCGTATCCGGTGAAGTCCCGCATCGCGTGCAGTGGTCTCCTCAAGGCGATCCGGGTGCGAGCTGGGCAAGCTCCTCGGTGACGCAAGCCGATTATCAGGACCTCGACGCTACCAAAGGCTGGATCAAGCAGGTCGTCGGCGGAGAATACGGCGTGATTTTCCAAGAGCGGGCGATTACCCGCATGACTTACGTGGGCAGCCCGCTGGTCTTTCAGTTCGACGAGGTCGAATCGGACCGCGGGACACATGCGCCCGGTAGCGTGGTCAAGGTCGGTAACATCATTTACTACATCGGGACCGACCTGCGGTTCTATGCCTTTAACGGCAGCCAATCGACGCCGGTCGGGGCGAATCAGGTCGATCAGACGTTCCAAAACGATGTCGACCGCGAGTTCCTTGACCGGATTACGGCCTTTGAATTCCCCGGCCTGCCGATCATCTGCTTCGCCTATTCAGGCACGCGAGCGGGCGGCAGCGGGCAGATCAGCGACATGCTGCTGTTCAATCGTCTGACAGGAAACTGGGGCCGCGTACGCTTCGGGTTTCTTCAGCCATACGGCAGCCAGTTCTTCGATCAGCTGCACGTGGCATACGTGCCGGGCTACACGCTGGAGCAACTCGATGCGATTAGCTCGAGTCTGGATGCGCTCGGCATCTCGCTTGATTCGCAAGCGTGGACGGGGGGGCAGCGAGTTATTGCAGCCTTCTCGAATGGCTCTACGGGCTCATCGCCGGCCAGTTTGTGGTATCTGAACAATGCGGCTCACTACACCGCGCGTCTTGTGACTAAAAGGGTCCAGCCGTACCCCGGTCAAAGATCAGTAGTTCTCCGCTACCGTCCCATCGTCGAAGGGATCCGATCAGGTGGAGAAATGGACATCAGCACCGCGATTCTCTCACACGATACAGTTTGGAAAAATGCGGAGGCCGTTGCAGGCGGAGGCGCACCGAACTCCGACGGCGACGTTCGCACGAGGTCATTCAGTGCCAACTATCACCAAATCCGCGCACAAATCGCGGGCGGCTTCACGAAAGCAGTCGGCGTCGACGTGCTTGACGTGAAACCGGTGGGCAGGGCCTGATGGCTTACCTGGTCCCACCCGACTTCGATCCCGACACGGCCAAATGGTGCCGGGACATCGTGCGGTGCGTGAAGGGCATTTTGCAGGGGAAGACGAACAATACGGGGCTCATCACGCTCAAGGCGAATGCCGGGAGCACGCTGATCGAACTTGCCTCCGGCAGGCTGGGCGAAGAGACGGTCATTCTTTTCGACCCGCTGACCGCGAATGCCGCTGCCGATCTCTACGGCGGGGCAATGTATGTAACTTCTGGAAACAGGGACGTTCTCGGCAATGCCTTCACCATCACCCACCCCAACAACGCAAACGCCGACAAGCGGTTCCGCTACACGCTCATCGGTTGAGTGGGTCGGCATCAAGGCGGGCCGAGTCGAGCAGATGTGGCCGTTGGTGTTGCCGTGGATCGTTGAAGCGTGCAGGACATCGGGCGGGCGTTACCTTCCGGCGGACATTAAGCGAGCGTTGCTCGATCGAACGATGCAGCTTTGGGCGGCGGTCGACGGCAAGAATATTGAGGCGGTCTGCGTGACGGAGATCATCCGCTACCCGCGGAAGCGCTTCGCAAACGTGCTGATCCTTACGGGGCGGAATCGTGAGCGGTGGCAGGGGCTTTATCAGAGCAGCATCGAAGCCTGGGCCAAGGCCGAGAGCTGCGATGGAGTGGAATCGCTCGCACGGCTTGGCTGGCAGCGTGTTTTCCCCGATTACCGGGCCTCGCACGTGAAACTCGAAAAGACATTTTAGGAAAGGACGACTATGGGAGGCGGCGGATCGAGCGGCAGCACGCAAACGGTACAGAAAGCGGACCCTTGGGAAGGGCAACAGCCTTATCTGAAGCAAATCTTCGGCGAAGCGCAGAAGATCTTCGATCAGGGCACGCCGCAACTCTATCCAAACTCCTACACCGTGCAGAAGTCGTTGCCCACCGTCCTGGCGGAGGAGATGACGCTGGGCAGAGCGCTCGGAGGTTCGCGGCTGAATGATTCGGCCCGAAACCAGATGCAGACGACGGTCGACGGCGGTTATCTGAACAGCAACCCGTACATCGATCGCATGTTCGACAACGCTGCGGGCCAGGTGCAAAGCCGGGTGAATAGCGCGTTCGGTGCAGGCGGTCGTTTCGGCAGCGGAATCAATCAGGAAGTGCTGACGCGCGAACTCGGCAACACGGCGGCCGATATCTATGGCAAGAATTATGCTCAAGAGCGGGCGTATCAGAATGCGGCGATGGGCGCGGCTCCGGGGTTTGCGAATCAGGACTACGGTGAGATCGGCAAGATCGCGGCGGTCGGGTCGCAGCGGGACGCTTACAACCAGGCGCTGGTCGACGAAGCGCGTCAACGCTTCGACTACGAGCAGGGCGGCGAAGGCGCGAAGAAGAGCCTCGCCGACTTCATGGGCTTCATCCAGGGCAACTACGGCGGCACGACGACTACGACGAATCCGTACTACCAGAATCAGGGTGCGGGCATCCTCGGCGGCGCCCTCAGCGGAGCACAAATGGCATCGAGCCTCGGCCTCGGCAGCATGAGTTCGTTGCCGTGGGCTTCTTCATTCGGCCCTGCCGGGTTGGCGGGCGGAGCAATTCTCGGCGGATTATTGGGAGGTTTTTAGATGGTAGACATTCTCACGCGTTATCTGCAGGGCTCGGATTCGGAGGCGATCAACAAGGGTGAGAACCCGTTCGCCTCGTATCTGAGCAACTACAACGTCAATCCGTACTGGAGCCAGTATCTGAAGGCGGCGCCGGGACAGCAGCAGATCGCACCGACGAACCCGCTGACACAGGCTCCGGGCGGCGGTGCGCAGAATCCCTATGCTGCCGCTCCATCACCCACGGAGCAGCAGAAGCCTACTCCAGCGCAAAAAACGGTACTCGCCAGGACGGGAGGGCGTCCGGATTTTCTTGGTCGTATGACCGACCAAGACTTCGTGCTGAGCGACGGATCGATGATCCCTTATTCTCACTATCAAAAAATCATGGCTGACTACTATAAACCGGGTCTGGCAGCGCGAGACCAGCTTGGCGGAAACATGGGAATCGGCAGCACCGTGCCGATTGAATTCCTGTTGGGGGGAATGTAGATGAACCCCTACGCGCAACAGCCTCAGTCCCTCATGGATCTCCTGAACAGCCCGCAGATGCGAGGCATCGCTCAAGGATTGCTCGAAGCGAGCGGGCCATCATCGACGCCCGTTGGTTTCGGCCAGGCCCTCGGCATGGGCATGAAACGTGGCCGTGAAATGGACGATGCGGAGCGTGAACGCCGTTTGCAGGAGCTGATGTTCGGCGTGAAAATGCAAGAGCTGGGCCAGAAAGATCAGATGACCCCTTACCAGCAGGCAATGATCGATATTCAGAATCGAAAGCTCGATCAGCCGAAAGAGCAGTGGGAGCCGGTCAAAGACCCTATGTTCGGATCTGGTCAACGGAATACAAAAACCGGCGAGTTCAAGCCTGTGAAGACCGAAGGAACTGATCCGCAAAGAGCCCAAGCCGTGAAGGCGGAAGCTCTGACCGTGGTTGATCGTCTATTGGCGAATCAGTCAGGTGTTCGATCAAATCGCGGCGGGATCAGCACGATCTTCCCGAACGTCTCGGACTCTTCGGTAAA